TCACTCCTGTGGTAATGAAGGCCACCTGATTGCTGTGAAGGTGGCCTCATCTGAAATGCCTGTTAAATACAGCGTTTTAAGCGCCCTGATATACGCCATCCATTTAGTCAGGCTGGCCTTATCGTCGTCACTGATTTCACCCAACGCCAGTTCGGTTCGCCAGTCGGCAATGGCGCTGTTAGCGGCATCCAGTAGTTTCTGTCGGGTGGTTTCGGCCTTAGCCTGATAGTCAACGGGAACAGCCAGAACAGTGCCGTTCGAATATTTCCAGTCGCCATAGATATTAAATCCGGCTGGTAGTTTATTGACCTCAACAACTGAAAAGCCAGCCGGATAGAGTCGCGACACATCTTCTGATACGGAACGGATTATATTTTCGGAGTCAATGCACAACTTATATTTTTTCGTGAATTTATTCAGCGATTCGTAGAAGTCCTGACCATCTTCACTACGGAAATACAGAAAGTTGTTATCGTAATCCGGGGCATCAGGAATGTATCTGGTTACGTTTTTCAATTCCATTATATTCACCTAAATTATCCATTAATTGTACGCCAGCCATTACCCACCCACATTTGGAGTGGTCTATACGCAAATGTCACACCGTATGCTGTTGTTGGGTCATGTCTGGCCTGTGTTAAAAAGCAACCAGCAGGCGCTTCTGCTGGTCCATATTCATCTACTTTGCCAGGCCATACAGGAGCGCCGCGCTGGATATTCTGGACATAACGATTATCTGATTCACCTTTTGTATATACGTTTCCTGATGTTAAATAACGGGCGTCGAAATTACCGTAATTATCCGGAATAACTTGTCCATTAACAACAAACTGAATACTGCCATCGGTATTACGCTGGCTGTATAAATGCCATCCCTGGTCGTCATCCAGATCAATAACCGTTGGTCGATTTCCGTCACCCCACAAATGAAATTGAGCATTCAGCGCGGAGTTATTTGAGCTGGTCATGGTCATTCGTTTGGCATTGCCTGCGCGAATGGCTCCCAGAACCTGCATTTCACCGGGAGCGACACGAACGGTGTGCTGGCTATTCGCAAACGTATCCAGTATCCCGTCACCGTTCTGTTTAATTCCTGTGTCGTTATCGCCGAACACAATCGAATTACCACCAAGTGCATTGTCAGTACCAATACCCAGCGGGCCGTTAAGACGCCCTCCTGTAATCGGCAATGCACCCACATCACCGGCTGTTGGTTTCATCAGACTACTGTAAATTGTATATGTCTGACCGTTGGTTGAGTTTCCCGGCTGTACTGATGAATATTCAGGTGTACTGTGCAGCGTGACATTTGCATTACTGGTGTAATCGTACTGTGCAATTAACCAGTACGCATACTGGCCGATATTAATATAAATATCGTAAGTGTCGCCTGATGTATTAACCCATGCGACCTCGTTAGCCGCGGCAGGCGAACGTCTCCACAATGTGGCGGTTATTCCTGTCGGGTTCCCGTTACCTGAACGCAGCACCAGTTCACTGATTGCCCCTTGTTCAAATGAGCCAACGTTATACCCCGAACTTCCGTAAAGCTTAATTACCGCTGTTGACGTGGACTGCGGCATTACAACCGTGGCGATTTTGAACCAGCCTGATTCACCAAGTGTAATGGTAGTCGACGTTACCGCGCCGATAGTTCTCGCAAATTGTTTTTTGTCCGGAATATCGCCGCCATTCTGCGATTTTTGCAGGGCGCCCGCAGCTTGCTTTGCCGTTTCTCCTAAACCGAGGTATGTGAGAATATCCGCAATACTGGCTTTTCCGATGATGTCGCGCCCAACAGAAGTAAGATCTGTCTGTCCAGCGGTATCATTCCCCGTAAAATACGGAAGTTTATCTGCACCAGTAGCCAGACCAGCGAGCGCCGTCAGCGTGGCATCAAGAGTCTGAAAATCCTTACCGAACGCAGCGGACATTTTGGCGATAAAGCCGCTCAGGTCACCATCATCGAGTACATCCTGCCCGCTCTTGCTGGCTGTGTACTGTGCCAGTGCTGCAGCGATGAAGCTCGCCTGACGCAGCGCTTTATTTACCTGTGCACTTGATGCCTTGCCCGCAGTAAAACCAGACAGGAGCGCCGGCAGCGCCTCCCAGTCAGGCTGCGATGTAACATTAGCACCCTTGCCCGTCGCAAACGGTTTAAAATCATTTTTAGCCATCAGAGTAATGTCCCCCATGAACCGGCATCAAACCCGCTGATATATTCGTTATCCATATCAAACCCAAAAAACCTGTTTCCTTCAGAAGGCGTTTCCACCGAAGGAATTTCAATACTTCCGCCCCATACACCAGCGGCCTTTACCGTCAGATACCCTTGTCGTATCGCAGCAATAAGTTCGAGAGAGACCGATGAAATATCTGTTTCAGGAAAAACCCAGATACCTATGGTCATGTCCTGGTTATCGACGATCTGCATCTTCAGACCGGACCCGTCCAGTGCAGCGTCAAGAATGGGAGGCAGAGAGTCGTTTCTTCCGTCCCAGTTGTTAATTGCTATCTTCGTTTTTAGAACGATGCGATAGGTTTCATCGCTCAGCGAGGTATAACCCGAATCCGGATCATATGGCCCCTGCCAGACGCCCTGGTCATATCCGAGTCCGTCAGTGTCCCAGCTGAAATAGACACCGCTTATTGGCTGGCTTACAACCCGGCTTAACCCTATCCACTGGCCGAGAATATCGAGTTGTATTCCTGTCGCATAATCAATATCAAAAGCGTTTATTAGCCCATTTATTGCGGCTGAAGTTTCAGCTAACGGCCTGGTCACTAAATCGATGTGTTCAACGAATTTAGGTTTTGTCGCATGATAGTTAGTAATTAAGTCCGTATATTTGCTCATGCTGCCACCGTAATAATAATATTTTCCGGCTTACAGGAGGCAGATTCGTCGTAAGCAATATTAATATTCGCCGCAGCAACAGCTTCCGGAGATTTGCCGATCAGCAGCTCCTGAATATCGTAATAGCGTGCATTTCCACCACTGACGACCCCAAGGTTAGCAGGAGAATAAATCCGGCTCAGCAGTACCTGATCACCAATCATCAGTCTGTTAATGTAATCCGCAACAGCCTGCTGAATCTGCACACCTATCTGAGATGTGTACCCGGCAAAAACTTTTAAGGTGATTTTTCCGTAAACAGGGACATCAGTTGGTCGCGAAAAACTGATTATGTGAGGATTGCCATATTTATCCGGTACGGTTACGGATGTTTTTCCCCAGGTCCGGCCCCCCTGCCCTTTATTTCCCCGGATGGTCCTGGCTATTTCGGTCACATCGCCACCATCAACAATGGCCGAGATGGAATGCGGAGGGAGCCCGTTACCGTCAGTCTTTCCTGTATCATTTTCATAGAGCTTGTGGCGCGTCACACCAGCAATATTAGCGATCGCCCCGTCCACACCTTCAAATGGTGTGATGGATGGTATCGCGACACTCTGCCCCTGCCTGATGCGCAGTTCTGCGTCCGTTTCTGCAGGTGCGCCAACGGTGGCCGCTGCCGGGTTGGTTACTGACGTCCAGCCACGGGTCGGTGTATTGATAGTGGTAATCGCCCCCGCAGGAGCTGCAACCGCTCCGCTTTTGGAACAAATTGCAGTTGCCGTCACGGTGCCATCAACACCAATCACCACTGAATCCGGAAGACGCCAGATCACGTTATTGGTGTCTTTCACGGTGCCGTTCGTAATGGTTGTTCCTGCGGTGCCAGTGAGCAGTAAATCCACGGTAGAGTTCGTTGCACCTTTGCGCGCGATACCGTTAATTTTTACGTTACTGGTCAGCGCTGCGCCGTAACCCGTAGCAGGTGAAAAGCAGTTATAGACGGAAATGGCTGTGTTATTGGCATCGTGAATAGCAAGCGCCACCAGCGCCACCATCTGGCCGTCTTTGCTGTCCGGCTCCAGATAAGCGTCACTACCATAAATCTGCTGGAAATAGCTCGTCAGGGTATCGAGTATCGTCTGGTAATCAGGCGCACTGATCCCCTCAGCGGTTACCGTTGCCGATAAGCCGAGTGTGTCCAAATTGAGGGCCATTTATGCCTCGCTGGTTACTGTCGTTGTTCCGTAGATAGTGTCGATTTCAGCGAAGAACTGGACGCGGCGCGTCGTCGTGTTCACTGTGGTATTGAAAGAGAGGATGGATTTCACGCCCCGCGTTTCGAGGATGCGCTTGCGGATCGCCAGATTGTAGGTTTCCGGCTTTTGCTTACCGAGCACAGACTGAATCCACGGTGTTCCCTCTGTCTTATCGAGGAACCACTGCCCGTACCACAATGCAAATCGTGTTTTTACCGCCTGCGCGACAGCTTCTGGCGAGTTAATCAGCCAGGTATCATCGCCACTACCAAAAGTGTAATCACCTTCGCCGTCTTCACGTCTGTACCGCATTAGTTCACCTCATCTGTATTGCTTCCACCGCGTTGAACGCCGCCATGCGTATGGGTATTGTCGATCAACTTGCCGTTCGCTTTCACACTACCGATAAACTCAACAGCACCGGTGATTTTTGATGCAACGCCAGAAACAACGGACCCTACCATGCCGCCCAGCCAGGACAGCAGCCCATGAATGGTAACTTTCGCCGAGAAGTCGGCCAGCGGAGTCACTATATCCAGACCGCCAGGCGCTACGATTTTAATTTTCTGAGTGGAAGGGTTGAGCTCAAAGAACGTACTTCCGTCGTCGCTACGGAGCTGCGCGGCCCCCGTACTTATTCCGCTTATTTTTTGCGCCTGCGACTGCGGCCCGACGATACAGAACGCATCCGATAAATCATGCACCCGATCGTCGACAGGCTCCTGTACCCCGCCGTTCTGCCACCAGAAATCGATGCAGCGATCGGAAAAAATCACCAGGCATTCATCACCGGCTTTCACCGGGAACGTTAGCGTGCAGCCGCCGCCGCGAGGAAATACCACGGGCACATCCACCAGCAGCGGGTAAGGTTTTGTCACCCGGTTGCCGTCGTTATCGGTCTCAACCGAACGGATAGCAGGCTGCACAACCGCCGTAACCGCGTCAGGGTCGAATGACTGAATAATGCCGGGCAAAGCGACGCGGATTTGGTTCTTTGTTGTTTCCCGCTCAGATTTGAATGTTTCGGCAAGGTCGCCGCTACGGGTCTGGTCAGATACTGCCATTTAGTAGGCTCCAGAAAGCAAAAAACCCGCCACTGGCGGGTTTATAAATAAGGTTTAATTAAGCAGCCTGGGATTTCATTTCTGCTATTTTGTCCAACATCTTGTTCACTGCTGAAATAGATGAACTCGCTTCTGTTTGCAAAATAGTCTCTGTTAGATCGTAGTCCGCGCGCTTACGCTTCATTTTTTGTTGCTTAAGAACTGCCCCCAACTGGATAAGAGACATTAACTCATAAGGTTCGCCCTTTCGCCTTGCGTCTGAAGTCAGATATTGTACAACTCCATCATGTGTTGTTGGTGGACAACACGTCAAAAGGCCGCATGTTTCATGGTAGAAAGCATAGTAAGCCCGCGAAATAGCACTTCTGAAACCAGACTCAACACCAGTGTCTAAACACGTGATGGCTGCGTCAATGAACTCTTTTCCTTGGATACTCATATTGTGAATTGAATCTCCTGCCGATTACGCCCGCGGAACCAAGCTGTTACATTTTTTCCAGCGAAGACTTCATTCATTGCAATTTCAGTAGCAACGTCAATATCCATATCGGAAAGCGTATCAGCATCTTCGCATAACACATCACAAACTATGCCCGCATCCCCTTCAGGGCTTGCGACGTAGTCATGTGAAATTGCTAAAACACCATAATTTTTGGCGACATTAGCAATTGTTCTGGAAAGAAGACTTATTTCATTTGTACTTAAATCAGTCACACTTATGAATGCATCTAATGCCTGTTTTTTTTCCATAACATCTGACTCCATGCTTTCTCGCTCGCTATCGCTTCCAATCATAGACAGAGCTTTTCGAGCAAAAAAGAGTGATAGTTCACCATCACCGTCCGCATAGGCTGCATTCCTGGCTCGTACACACAAAGCGAGACTAGTAATTTCCCTAGCCAGTCTCACAGCCTCTTCACGATACAATTCATACTGCCCGGTATAACTGAGATAAGAGAGATAATTCCTGGCTACTGCTTCGTCACGATATGCAACTGCCTCCCGGAAAAAACCGACAGCCTCACTGTGTTGATGCGCAGCTCCATAGGCCAGAGCCAACACCATAAGCTTCACGGGCTCATCTGGGATTTTACTTGCTCCAGAAACCACTCGCTTTAGTGTAAAAGCATCTAACTGTTGCCCTTCATCAATATGCGAAGTAAGCATCTCAAGCGTTTCATTCAGTTTGCTATGCAGTGCAAGTGACATTAATTATCCTCCGTGGCAGCAGAATTTATCATCAGGAGGCATCATCAACAACCTGTAGTTTTATTCATTACTCCCCATTTTAGACTAAGACTTTGTTCTTTTGCGGGGAGGTAAAGAGAACTTGTTAAAAATAAATTCCACTCAATCAGGCACTTTCTTACACGGAAATGATCCAATGATCCTCGGCGCGTCCATGCTGTTCTGCAGCAGTTGGACGTTAAGGAACGCTTTTCCGTTACGCTTCACAAACTCAAAGCCGTAATTGTTGCCATCACGGGAAGGCATCAGGCCCATGTCCATTTTCATGTTTGAGTAATCACCATCTTTTCCCAGAAATTTGATTTTCTGAGATGTGACAGTCTCACCGTTAATAACAGTCATTCCGTCACCGGTCATTGTGTAATTGCCGCACTGAATTGCAGCCATCGCCGGTGCAGTAACCATCATTGCTAACGCCAAACAGAACCGTTTCATTGAAGCCCTCTTTCCCTCGCTGATGAGGAAACAAGATCCGCCGCGCCACGCGCTTCGCACATCATGTCCATGTACCACGCCTGGCCCCTTGTATCACCAGTATACATAATGCCTTTCACAACATAAACGCCATCCGTTGCGATGCTGGCAGGCTGCGCCGTGGTGCCGCTGAGTGTGATATTGCCGTCAGTGTTCTGGTCGGTGATGCGGCCACCAGCCATAGCAATATCGTTGTTCGACAATGCAGTACGATACACCGAAGCCTGATCCAGTTGAATTAGCCCGTTAACCCGGATGTTCGGGTTAATCAGCGCGCGGACGTTAACGCCATTACCGATGGTCTGCTGAGGCATGCCGATCAGCCCGGTGGCGCTGTTGAGCACAATCGCGTCGTGCATGTATTCACCTTCGGGCAGCATATTAAGCTGACCATCCACGAACTGCCAGGTGGCACCGCACTGAGCAGCAACGTTATCCATAAGATGCCGTGTCATGCCAAACAGCGCACGTCCGCGCGGGAAAACAGTCGGGGGGAATACCGGAGTGCGACCAACGGTCGCGCCTTTGGCTTCGAAGTCTTTCATCAACAGCCTGAACATATCTTCTGTCGTGTAACCCGCTGCCAGCGTCTGATTGGTAATGCTAGTGGCAAATGCCAGATCCGTATCGGCGGCCTGAATCAGGACGTAGGAGTCAATGGGACTGTCTTTTCCTGTGACCGAGTAGCGAATTTCCCCACTAAAAATCAGTCCGTAGTTGCGCCCGTCGCTCTGGCCCACCGTGTCGGCGTCGACTTCCCGCGCAATGCCGACATCGCTGGCTGCCACCTCCGGCGCGATACCGTCGTAACCGGCAATCAGCCGCACTTTCGAAAACTCCTGGCCGGTGATGCGGTTCACCGTATCAGCTGACAGGTTGTAGATTTTGAACGTTCCCACCCGGGACGCGCTGCTGATGTTGAACCAGTCGATCGTAAAGGTCACTTTAAAATCGCTGAGTTGAATACCCTGTCCGTTTTCGCCCACGAGCTGCAGCTCGAAATGCCTCATCCAGTTCTGTGACATGCTTACTCCGTTAATACCAGTAAATGACTGCGACCGCCCAGGTCGGTTTTCGTCGGATAATCCTGTGTACTGTCGTCACACATCACCACCAGCTTAAAACCCAGTCCCATGTATGCGTACTGTGCCAGCAGGTCGGCGCCAGTGACCAAAGGAATGCCGGAGATTACCGGCTCCCCCCTGTCGTTCTGCAGGTCCATGATCCAGTACAGGTCACGCCAGATGATGCGAATCCGCCACGTGATACCCGCCAGGATGATGCTGAACTGCTGGTTATCCGCGGTCAGCGGGATTTCCTGAATTGCCATTAGCCCAGCCCCAGTAATGACGCCGCGTTACCCGTGATGCTTTTCAGCAGCGAGGTATTTGGCGGCTTTGTGGTTTTGTTGCCAGTATTCAGTACCGCCGACGTGCTGGCCCCGTCCTTCATGTTGGTTTTATCCGCGACGGTTACCTGCTGCGTCTGCGAGATAAGAACCTCCTTCAGGGTGAGGACAGCAGACAGAACGTTTTCGGTCGTCCTGTCGGTCGTCACCTCCAGTGCGCGGATCAGCATGTTGCTGTACAGCCGTTTGCCGGTCACCACATCGAAGGGAATACGGCTTTCCTGCAAGTCGAGTATCTCCTGATACGTCTGCTGAGGACTCAGGCCCAGTAAGCTGGTGGCCGTCAGGTTACTGGCAAAATCCAGCAACGATCCGCCACCAGCGAAACCGACCTCCATCACCACTTCAGACGGTTTTTTGTAGGCATGGTCAGCGATGGCGGCACCGACCTCGACAGGGTGCTCTGTTATCTCTAGCGTGTCGGTGTGCTTCTCTGAAACAACCACACTGGGGACTATCATCCCTATTTTCCGGCTCTGCTGCTGAAAGAGCGTAGAGAGAATATCCATTAACCCACCTTCGTTTGATTGCCGCGCATCACCTGTGCGTTTGCTGATTGCTGCCGGCGCTCGACCTCAGTACCGACAGCCCGTGGATCACCACCACCGTAAATGTGATAGGTGTTCTGCTGCTGTACCTGTGTACCCCGCCCCGGCATGTTGCTCAATACCTTAGGAATGTAGTTGCGGGTTTCCTGAGGCATAAGGGCCATCCCGTGTTTCTGCACATTCCCGATCCCCCAGTTGTATGACGCCAGCGCCTTACTCAGGTCACCACCATTCGCCCTCAGCAACTGTGAAAGATACTTTGCGGCTGCCCGCGCGGCCTTCTCCGGGTCGAAAACATCATTCCCGCGCAGCCCCATGTCGCGCGCCGTGCCGTCCATAAACTGAAACAGACCTTTAGCGCCAGCACCTGAAACAGCGAACTGATTACCGCCAGATTCCGTGATCGCCACGCTGCGCAATAAACCTTCCGGAAGCCGATAGAGGTGTTCCAGATTGGTTAGCATCGGCTGCATCCATCCCAGCAGCTCAGCGCCAGCTTTTGTTGGTTGTGGCCGCTTAACTGACTGTCCGTGTTGTTCAGGGTCATCACCCCCAAACCAGCCGCGAACCGTTCGGCCTACGCTGCGGGGATCGAATCCCCAGTGCTCTTTAATCCAGTCGGCGGCACCGTTGGCGCTGTCTGTTACCATTGGCATCGCTGACGAATTTTCGCTGCCCTGATTAAGCATCTGTTTGCCGATGCTGGCGGCATCGGCCCAGCGACCGTCTTTAATGGCATTGAGCAGGTCGGCGATCATGTTCAGCATTTTGCTGAACTCACCCATCTGGTCGATGAAATTGCTGAAATCCCACTTCAGGGACCATGATTTGGGGTCAATATTGAGCAGCTTCGCCAGCGCTTTCGCCAGGTCGTTAACGATCGTTTTAAGGTCACGAACCATCTTCAGCGCAGCGTCGACTTCCGGCTTCCACTTACCCCAGTCAATCAGGCTGTCCCCGCCTTCCTTCCAGGTCTGATAGTCTTCCCACAGGAGAGCAATACCCGCCGCCAGCGCGGTAATGAGGCCAATCGGCGACATCCAGAACGTGCTGTTCAGAATGCGCAGCGCAATCGTCAGTGCGCCAAACAGCGAGATCAGTTCCCGCGTTTGCTTATCCAGTGATTGCCACCAGGTGATAAGGCTGGATGTTCCCTCAATAAGCCTGAAGAACAGGCGCCCGATGATATCCCCGAGCGTCAGAATACCTTTTATGGCTTTCGTCAGGGTCTGCTCGATGCGCGGGAAGTTATCCAGGATGTGGCGGCGCAGCGTGTCCAGCGAACCCGCCAGACCACCAGCAAGATTAGAGCCGATCTTGTCACGGGCCAAGCCTGCCATCGCGCCGAACTCGCGCAGGGAGGTCATGAACCTGTTGGAGCTTTTGGCCGCCTCGTCAGCATTGAAACCGATGACCTTTGCCATCGCGCTGTACTGGCCGGAGAATCCCCCTAAACCCCAGCGCATCGCCATAAGGGTATTTTCATCAATGCCCAGCATCTGCGCATACTGGTTAGCCCGGTAATACGGCATGCTGCTGAGCTTCTGGCCGACGCCCGTAAAAATGGCGGCCATATCGCGCATATTCCCGCTGGCGTCCCGGGTCTGTACGCCCAGGCGGTTCAGAAAGCCTTCCGCGCCGGGATTATTACGCACAAACCGGGAGAGGCTTTCCAGCGAAGTCCGCGCCGCGTCCACACTACCGCCCACCTGCGAAACTGCGTAGCCAATCGACTGAATCCCCTGAACCGTCGCGCCGGTGCGTTGAGATGCCCAGTAGAGATTATCCAGACCGGAGGCAATTTTCGCCGTAAACGCAACAACGGACAGCGCCGCACCTTCCACCGCCAGCCCTGTTTTTATGGCATTTGCGGTGACGCCAGCAAGAACAGATTCAAATTTCTCGTATCCGGCTTCATCAATACCAAAGCCAAGGGAGACGAGAAAATCTTTAATAGTCTCAGCGTTCATTATCCTCTCTCCATTTCTCAATACGGCGCTGGTTGTCAGCCTTAACGGCCAGATGGTCATTCATCAGCGCGATATCGCACAGATCGACAGACCCATCCTTCAGCGCGTAATAAGGGATTAACCCGGCATCAACCGGATCGAGGAGATAAGACAGCCCGTCAGGCAGGCTGTTAAGGATTAATCCTGAGACTGCCCCGGCGTCGCGCTGGTAGGGTTCACGGGCAAAAAATTTCCCAGAGAATCGGCGACCACCCGCGCCACCAGCTGCAGCATGGTCAGCAGGTCGATATCGTCAAACATCAACTGACCGCTGTTAAACACCGGGGCCCATCCCCCCATATGTTTGCGTGATACCACAGCCAGGCAAGGATGAATAATCGCGTTGGTGTCTTCTTCGGTCAGGGAAGACAGTTCCTCAGCGATGCGCGGAAGCAGGGTTTCAAACACCGGCTTAAGCGCATCAAACTTAGCGCTGTCGATTTTGCCATCCACAGGCAGAAGGGAGCGAATGCTCCCGAAATCTGACATCATGCCCGCCAGTACCGGCAGCAATTTACGGGTGACTTTCAGCTGGTCAAAAACGCTGAGTTTTGCCACGCGGTAATCGTGGCCTTTGACTGAACATTCCATCTGTTAAAACTCTCCGAGGATCTGGTCGATTTTGCCGCAGTCAAATACCCAGGGCATCGTATTACCGGCTTTAGCGTTGGCGTTATCCGGCTGTTTCTGGAACGCCACACTGCGCGCCGTGATGATGTCTCCGCTCACCTTATTTCGGATCACAATGACGTTGTTTCCCCAGGTACCTGAGGACTGACTCTGTGCGTTATACGCCAGCGACAGTTTTTTGTTTGTCGGCGAGGTCTTCAGCAGATTGACAGTTACCGTACCGCTTTTATCCGCGTGCAGGCTGTGCATCACTTCGCCGTCAGCACCGATGGTCATGGTGTTTTTGGGGCCGCCCATTGCAACGGTGATCCCCTCCTCTGAACTGGCGGAACCGTAGCCCAGGTCAATCTCGCCAGTCGGGCCGGAGAGGGACGCCGTGACATCCATAAAAGAATAAGTAGCCATTCATTTTCCCCTTAGCGAACGACGTTGATCTGTACGTCAGCGAAATGCACCGCACCCGCCAGCTTGCAGGCCACCTGAATAACCGGCGCCTTACGGGCTTCTCGGTCAGCCTGTGCCTGTTCTGATAGCGGCTGTGCGTAGACGTAATACCCTTTTGTCAGCGTGTCTCCGGAATCCAACTGCCCGATTGGGCCACCGTTCCATACGCCAGCAGCCACCAGCCCGTTCGTCACGGACTGATCCATAGACTGCTCAACATTGGACAGAAGACGTGTAACACCCGCATCGGTCTGAGGCACTTTGGTTGTACTGGTGTACAGCAGGTTATACAGGTTGGTCTGAACGTAGTTCTGCAGCCAGTCGAGCCCGTGGCGCTCATCAAAGAAATCACCGCTGGACATGACGCCCTGCTGCAGGATTGCCGTATCGTTCTGGTAATACACAAACACGTTGCATTTTTTGGCATCCAGCGCCGCCGCCTGATCAGTCGTCAGAGTTTCGTAAGTGATCCCCGGCTCCTGTTTAAATTTCAGGGTAATGGTGGTATTGCTGCCGTTGAAATTCACCGTAAACGCGCGGCCAAATGCAGACAGCGCAGCGTACTTGCTGCTGGAGGAATACTGTACGAACGTGCGCCCGTATTTTGCCGCCTTCAGCTTGTAGGCCAGATCCCCGGTTGAAGTGGCGTCAACGGTGGCGGGATCGCTGGTGGTAATTGCCAGAATGCGGCTGACGCCCGAAGCTTCTACGGCTGCAGCAACTTTCAGCCAGTCGTCATCTGCAATATCCTCTTTGTCTGCAATACCGAGACCATACCAGTTGGTGTAGCCCATTACGGCGTTAACCGCATCCATCAGCTTTTCAGCAGCACCCGCCTCACCCGTTGCCAGTGTCTTAGCCCAGCGACCTACATATACTTCTTTAGGGCGTGGTGATTGCGAGAAATAGACTGTTGCTGCTTCATATTCGGGGCTGTCCACGCCGAAATCAGATCCGATGTCCTCCTTTGAGGAGTAGAGGCGAATGCGCTCAGAAACCGGGATAACCGTTGAGCTCCCGAGAATGAGCAGTGAACCAAAGTTTCGACCAGTAGCCGCACGCGGCCCAATGATCACGTCGACATTAACGACGTTTGAGACAGGTAATCCCTGCGGCATAATTTACTCTCCGAAGAATGAAACGGGCGCATCTTGCAGCGCCAGGATGTTGTACTCTCGAACCACTTTCCGGCGCAGCCGCACTTTCATGTCGTAACGGCGTACCCACTGTTGGTTAATAAGCTCGGGGAAAGGGACAATATCGCCATAGTCAACGAGCGAGAGATCCGACTGGTTCAGCTCGGCGTTGTTTTGCTCAACCGATATTCCGTCACGGAATCGCGAAGCAATTTGCATCCCCCCCGGGCCGTAGAACGACGCCATAGCGACAAAATCCTCATGCCGCCAGAGCTGTGTTCCGGTATCGGTCTGTTGAGTGAATGCGGGGCTGTTATCAATGGGCCATTCGATGATGCCAAACGCGCACCAGTTCGTTTCAACTGGCAGCAGTGGCGGCTGATCTTTCTGCCAGCGCGGGCGAACCATCCCAGCAGGCAAGCCGGAAACGTTGCGCATCCACTGGCTTAACAGCCTGTCTAGCGCTTCGTCATAATCCGGATCGCCGCTGGTAGGCGTCAGCCAGCCGCACTGTGTGCTGGTGTTATTGCTCAACGGGAGTACCCCCATCAAACGGCAACAGTTCGCAATGAGCCTGGACGAAGCCAGCACCGTAAGCGGTATACGGGTCGACGAACGTCACACGATAATCCCGGTTCTGATACGTCACGATATCGGCATCACGGCCAGTCTGCCCCTGCGTGAGTCGCTCAGTCGTCACGATTAAAATCGCTCCGCTGATAACCTGCCCGGCCTGCATGCGGCGGTTTTCAAGAGAGCGGTCAACGGTAACAACCCCTGCAAACTGCGTTTTAACTTCGCTGTCGCTGCCGATCCCGTCCTCGTCCACCGTTTGTGCGCGACGCGTTACCCACAGGTTGAAGTCGCAAAAATCGGGGTCAAAAAGCACATCGGTTACATCAAGAGTCGGCATCTTTATCCCTCACTACATGGGTTATTGAGGCGAGATATTTGCCAGTATCGTAAAGAGGCTTAGCCAAAGTGGTGCCCGGAGATTCACCAGCAGCACGCCGCGCAAGTTCCGCTTTCGCACCTTTACGCCCACGGCGCGCACGCGCTTCAACGGTGCTATCTGCAAGCGGAGTAAAATTGGCAGCTTTGATGTGATTTTTCACCCCTCTTGCAGCCACTGTACCTGCGCGGTTGAGTGCTCTTTCCGCTCCCGCCGCATTACCATCAAGCGCAGCCTGTGCCGCAGCTTTAAGCTGTGGCATCGTCTGGTCTTCAACTGATTTAACGCCGGGTACAAGATGCGGACGTGGTGGGATGTTTTGTGCAGGTGAACCGTATTCGTTGATATACCCAATCCCGGCATTACCGAACGGCACATCATCCCGATCGCTGTCTTCCGCAGGGATACCGACCAGCACATCCTTTTTGGTTAGCGACTTTAGCGCATCCAGTATTGCCTGAGCGTTATCAACCCTCGTTGTTACACCGCTTTTGAAACTCATAGCTGGCGTCCCCCCGCACCGAACATCGTGATCAGCTGATAAAATTCAGCGCCATACCGGGTGTTATTCCAGAAGCCTGCGTCAGGGTTTAGCGTCGCGCTGGTGTCATAGCTGACGCTTACCTTGTCAACGGACTTAGAGGACTGAACACCATTGGTTGAACCGCCCGGACCGCCAACCAGCATCGCCCGGCTATCTGTCGCCCAGAGCGTCATATAGTGCGCAACGAACAACTCGGCAAAGTACGGAAACAACTTTTTGCCAGTGACGTTTTCGCTCAGTAGTTCATCGGCCAGATTTAGACGGAACTCGATTTGGACGTCGGGATATTTTGCCGGGTCAGCAAACTGCGGGAAGTCGCGGCGAAAATCACTTACTGTTGGCAGGCTTTGATTCTTTGGCATCTTTCGCCCCATTACCGCCAGTCCGGGCGGAAGTAATCTGCGCCTGCAGGCTGTCGTTCTGCTCCTGCAGCTTGAGCAGAGCGTCTTTCAGATCGGCAATCAGTTTATCTTTATCGGCAATCTGCGCCTGAAGGCTGTCAATAACGGGTTGCTGGTCATCAGTTTCATTCGATCCGCTTTCGGAAAGCTCAGCGTGCGCCCGGGTAAACCAGTGCGACGCGACCTCTTCTGGTACGTTATGCCGTCCCCGGCCAAACTCCTGTTTTGACTGATCGCCGAGCGTCAGCGTAAACGGGGTGTGAACATGGATGGTAACCAGCTTTTCTTTCGCCATTTTTAGTTTCCTTCTGGCCCCTTTCGGGGCCATTCTGGTTATCAGATACCGTCCACGTAGGACAGGGTTTCTTTGTACACTGGCTCAACCGCACCGAGCTTGCCGTAGTAGGTCGCAATCTGGTACAGACCACGATACTGAACAGGAACGCTTTGCAGCGGAACCAGTGGATAGCGGACGTATTTCTTATCGTTGGTGTAGGCGACCATACGGTCTTTACCGCCAACCCCGCGCCCTTTCAGCCATTTGACCGCTTTGATTTCCAGCGGAACGCCGTTCTGGTGGAAAGCGATAGTGTTCACAGCCAGATAGGTCAGCAGTGACTGGTTACCCGCTTCGGAAACCTTACGGCTCGCCAGCAATGAATACTGCTCTGGCGGAATGCGCAGATCAGAAGGCACGACGGAATAACCGGATGCTGCCCAGGCATTCGACAGAATGCTGTTTACGCTGTCGAGGATCTCATCGTTGGTGGAGTTAGCCCAGGTCTTCGTTGCGTTGTTCAGCGTCACACCAACGAGATTCGTCAGACCTTTCAAACCAAGCGCTTCGTCTCCGACGTAAACCTGTTCGTCGTTATCCATCTGCCATTTAAGCTGCATCCCGTCGTACTTCTGAGTGTCGATCGGACGGCCTACCTGCTGTGCCGCAGCCAGCTCAACAACAGTCCATCCCAGCTCCATCCCCCAAAGGTTCAGCGGATTGCCGTCTTTACTGATATCAACATTAACGCCAGCAATGGCAGTTGAATCTTTGCCTACCCAGTTTTTACCATTCGGATTAGCGCCAGAACCCGCCACGCCAAAACTGGTATTCGTCCAGCTGGAAATGTCATCTGCGATAGAGACGTCTTCGCGCAACTGGATATCACGTGTCCAGGTATAACCCACCAGTGGCAGATTCAGCCCCTGGTCGAGTCGCTCCAGCTCCCCGATGAGAAAGGCACCGGAGCTATCAACGGTTGCCTGATCAAAAGTAATCATTCGTCTGTTCCTTAAATCTTCCAGGAGATTTCTGCGTTGCCGTCAGCGTCACCGGCCCCCGTAAAAAAAGCATCAGGTAACGCGGCTGTTTTGCCTGTCACCTCTGCCGCCGTGATCCCGCCAAGCGGAACTGGGATGGAAGCATCGGCTGATACCACGATGTACACCACGCCCCCTTTTTTAACGGACGAAGCATCAGCACCCACGTTTACCGTCATGTACCCACGCTTCATGGCGTCGCCCGGGAAATTCTTATCAGTACCCACCTGGCGAACCATGTCTGGCTGCGATGTAGTCGGATACGGACGAACGTAGATACCCTTCACCTTGTCGACGGTGTCACCCTCCGCCAGCGGCACGAAAAAGCCGTCAGCGTCGTATTTGCCAGCCAGACCATATGCTGCGAAGGCGTTATCGGATTTAAGGATCACCGGTTCGACGGTTAAGTCCTGCGGGCGAGAGATAGCCCCGGCAATGCCAACAGGCATCCGGTACAGATATGCAGTCATTGGATTATCCTTTGCGGTTAGACCAGAAGTCGGCGTTTTGTTTGTTCAGGGAAGCGATGCTGGTCATGCCCATGCCTGGACGTTGTGCATCGCCCGTGGTGCTGCGGGTGTTTCTCCCTTTTGCAATCTCAGATACGGCGTTAAACGCCATATCAACCGATTGTTTAGGTAATTTGCGGATATCAGCGTCACCGACAACCTGGCGAACCAGTGTTTTGTCTGCGGCCGCCAGCACATCACGTTTAAATGCGGTCGGTTTCACCTTACGGCTCAGATCGATACCCGGGATAATGACTTCAGCGCGATAGGCAGAATCACCAGTAATCGTGGTTTCCTCTTCGTTGTCCTCGCCGTCGCCGGTCGGGTCTTTCTTATCTTTATCATCAGGGGTGTCAGCATTATCGCCCGTTGCCGTTCCTTCCAGCTTAGCCAGCAGGGCCTTGAGCAGGGTTTTGATATCGTCCTCGCCGTCGCCGGTCACATCTCCGCCCATCTCCGGCTTTTTGTCCGGCAATGGTTGTTGCGGTGAAAGGTTAATGTTGAGATTAACGCCGCCCGGCAGATCACCTTCATCACCCGTTACAGCCGCTGGCGCTGAGTCCAGCAGTTCGTTCATGGTGTCCGAGTCACCTGTTTTGATGGCCGTGCGCATGCGGGTCCACCAGCTTTTCTTTTGATTTGCCATTGTGTCTCTGTCTCCAATTGCACAACGATTTCCGGCTCTGCCTTTGGGGACAAGAGCCACATGGTTTCCGGTAATATCGACTTGCTCAGCCTTACCTGGCTCAGCCTGTTCATATTCCGCGTCATAGCCACACGACACTTCGCGCAGACCATCTTCGATAAGCTGAATGGCGCTTTCGTCTTTGACGATAAGGTCAGCCAGCATCAAATCAGACTGCTCACCAGTCCCGCGCCGGACATTCTGAAGATGACCGACCGCAAGCTCTTTCCAGTTCTCGGGATTGACCAGCCGGACGTTCCCGTTTTCATCCTCCGGATGCAGGATCGTGATGCTCATCCCTTCGAAGGAGGCAAGCGTGGCCGGATGGAATACCTGCTCAGGAGAGCGCGTTACGACTATCTCACCGAACTTGTCAGGCTTGAGGTTTGGCAGATCAGCAGCGCCGTAAAGCTGCTTACCCGTTCGACCTATCGGCACGTCTCTGCACAGCAGCGAGCCGTCAGCCAGCTGATAGCGGGTTTCCCCCAGCCGGGTATTGAAAAAATATTTCATGTTTTACCTGCGATTCAGGCGAGATAAGAATGAGGGTTGGGGAAGACGATTTCTTTATAACAGCGGCAGTTCGGGAGCTCGCCAGCGTGACCGGTCATGCCGTCAAGCGTTGGGGGTCGTCCCCATTCGACAAACTTCCCTTCCATCTCCCGATGAGAATGCCGGACGTCGCCATCTTCGGCTGTACGCCAGATATAACCATTCGAGCCGATTGACAGCGCTCGCGCCTGATCGAGCGCGCCGGTTGCACGTCCAAGCTCGGTACGGGCGATAAGGTCAGCCCTGGACTTTGCTATATCACCCGATGCTGCAATTTCTTTAGCAAAATGCTCCGCTCTCCCCCCGGTCACAACAGCTTCAATCGCCCGATTCTGGATGTCGTATACCCTGTCAGCAGCCTCGAGGGGTAGCGATTTAATGTACTTAACCTGTTCGGCAACGATGGATTTCATCACCTGCCCTGGCGGGGCATTGCTCACCAGATTGCGTAGTTCACGACTGATGGTTTTGCTGTGTTTCCGCCACTGCTCATCATTCTTGCGCACAATGTCGGCGGTAAAGTTCTCAGCAACCTTCGTCGCCCACGGCGTTATAATTTCGCTGTAGCGCTCCAGGGCTTCCATGATTTCGGTGACGCTATCATTTGAACCATCGTAGTGCCCATTTACGATATCCCCGACCGCCCGCGCTATCTGCCGTAGGCTCGTTCGATATCGGATCTCCGCCTGTCGGCTCTGGCGGTTTGTCGACAAGTTCGCCGATGCCTGGTGGCGCTTCGTCTTCGGCATTCTCGATATCCTCGTCGGTAATGGATGCACCGATGCCAGTAACATCGGAGTTCTCACGCAGGTCGGTCATAGCGGCTTTGGTTGTCATCAGACCTGCATCCAGCGCATTGACAATCGCCGTGGTGGTATTCACAGCCACCGTTGAGCGGTCCACATCTGACATCTGCCATAGCGGGTTAAACTCAAACGTGAAATCGTCCGGCAGCGGCTTACCGAGCTCCGAACGATGCATAATGTCCAGCACCCGGCGCACTGGCAGGCGTAAGCGACGCTCCTGCAATGAACTGACCCGGTCATAATAGTTGGCAAGGTCTGCGTCACCCGTTGAGAAACCTTTAGGGGACTGCCCGAAGAGGCGCACCAGTGGAATGCCAACAGCACCGCTAATCTGCTCGGCGAACTGCGAAAGAATGTCATCCAGACCGCTGAAACTGTACTGGTGGGTTTCGAAGGTATCCTTGGCATCCATTAGCGTCATGCCTTCATTGCTCTGAAACTGGCGGATCAGATCAATGTTTTTCAGCAACGCCTCGAATGCCGGGCCGCCCAGTGCAATAAGCTCACGGAGTTTTTCCACTTTGTAGGTCCGCAGATGCGCTTTGTAGACCAGCTGCGCCGCACCGACAGTGGCGCTGTCGAACGCAGTAAGCCGATCCCAGATACGCTCTACAACCGACATGCCCCATTCGTTCTCGGTCATCTTCTGCTGGAATGGCAGCGTCACCCCATCGAAGCGAATCAGGCGGCTATGGTGAATACGCCAGGCGGGGATGCCCGTTGCGGTGGTCACCACATCATAAAGCTCAGGCTTGCCGAGATTCGGCCCCATTTCTTTAATGCGGCGGGTCAGTACCGGGTTAATCATCCAGCGGTCAAGCGGAAGAATCCCCTTAAACTTGCCTTCACCAATGGTTTCGAGCCGTAGCGGGGTCATGGGCGCCTGACCTTCTATCATGATGAAGCCCACCGCGCCGCCGTAGAGACGAGACCATTTCAGTACGTCGTTCAGCGCATCCCAGATTTGCAACTGATCCAGTTGCGCTTCGAGAGTGCCACGGTCTTTTGCGTCAATCTCAGAAGTGATGCGAATGCCTTTGCGGGTCATGTCGTCGGGGATAGCATCTACCGCTTCACCGATGAGCCAGGATGAGCGATAGGACCATTCCACCAGCATACGGTTGCGGCTGGTGAAGTTCGCCCGGTAGGTCGATGCGGAGTGCTGGTTAGGCGTCTGCATCCCCACGCGGGCGACAAAGTTCTCGTAGCCGTCGGCCGTGGCCTGCACCGTTCGTCGCGAGGCTTGTTTGTTTCGTGCCATCAGGCCTGTCTCCCTAGCAGCTCCCAGATATTAAGGGCTGAATTCATTGGCGCGTAGCTGATCATCACCGAGTCGGCGAGGTTCGGCGACCTGGTACCGTCAGGCTGTTTATCCACAACGATTTTCCCCACGCCGTTAATGGAGTAGGTTGGCTGCGAAAGCTCGATGATGAGTTTGTCTTTGCTCTCCATCGTGCTGCTGATGGAGATAATTTCGTCCGGGTTGTAGGCCATACCCTCAACAACGGCGCGGTAGGTATTCTGGAAGAGCTTGCGTAAGTACCACCAGCTCTGTGCCTTGGCGTTGGCGAAGAAATCCTTGTTCAGGCGTGCGGCCTGCCCATTGTCGCCCCGTACGGCTTCGTCATCAGGATCGAATACCGCGCCGCTACCACGAAACGGTGTGGCAAGTACTGGCGGCCTGCGGGCGGCTTTGCGTAACTCGTTAATGGCGCGCGCATCGCCGCGAACGCCAGCCCCCAGACCGTCCTCGTCGAAGCGAAACTCTTCGAGATTATCCTGTTCACAAAAGCCGAAGACCTTCTCAACAGACTGGTAAATGTCGCTGCCCACGCCGGACCATTCCCGCACATTCTCCAGAAGGAAACCGTGACGGGTTGAAAAGGCGTTTTTGTCCCGACCTTCGTCGGCGACGTCCATCGCCCCCAGTCGTTTGCCAGTTGGCTGGATGCCCAGCCTGATATGTGCATCAACAGCAGCCTGTACCCAGTCTGAGGGGATCAGGACACCTTCCGCTGATGCGCTGTAGTTCAGGTCAAGCTCCTGCGCCACTACCACCGGATTGTCGATTTTCTCGCATTCCCTGCGATACCACTCATCATCCTTACGGGGGTCGCTACGCCAGTGGAATGTGAATACCGGTATCTTTCCGCCGTGGCGTTTCTGCGCAAACGGGTTCGCCATGCCGTTGACCGAACTCAGGTCAATACGGCAACGGGTGGTTTGCGATAACGCCGCATCAATCAGTAGCGGGCGTTGCAGAAATGCAGCCTCATCCACCAGATAGAGTGTGGTTCGGTCACCACGTCCAATATTGTCACCAGCTTCGCCCTTGATGACCGCGCCTGTCTCAGGAAATTCAACACGCATGTACGGTGCATGCTTCTTCTCATTCCACGACCCACGAAACTCGACGGGCAGCGTCTCTACAAACTTGCGCGCCTTCCAGAACAGCGCCTTAGGGTCACCAGTACTGTCGACATATTCCTCTTTACGGGAACCGAAGCCGATGACCATCTCTTTGTTAAACAGGCAAAGCGAGCAGGCCATCCCGATCGCCGTCCAGCTCAGCCCCATTTCACGGGATTTTTCGGTGATACCGTTCTCCCGCTTGCCCCAGCGTTCCATAATCCAGTGAATCCACTCTTCCTGTTTCGGGAATAGCAGAAAAGGGATGGTGACCGGCAGGCCATAATCGATATTACGCGGGTCCGTCGTCATGCCCCAGTCGATGATGAACTGAGCCGGGTTAGTACGATAAAACTGCTTCAACGCGGGCAGCATCTCAGGATGCTGGCGAATGCGCTGTAAGCGTTCCATCCGCCATTCAAACACCATCTGGTAATCTGGATGTTTGAAATCGAAGGAGAATGGTAACGGCATAATTAACCCATCATTTTTTTGTATAGCTCCGCTGCCTGATCAGTTGTCAGATCAGTATTTTTTCCTGGTAGAGGCGTTTTTTCTGGTTCACTGACAGCACCTATACTCCATGCTTCTCTCTCCAGGCCGATCAACGTTTTCAGGCTGTCGCTCAGGTCTTTCAGAGATTTCACACGGGAAGGCAAACTGATGACTTTTTGATAAGTTTCATTGAGCCGGTCACGGCCTTTATCGTCAGGATCGAACATGATGTCACCCAGTTGCTCCAGCGCCACCACATCAGCACACTGCGCACCAAGTTCATCAAAAAGCGTGTTTGTGAGTTCCCGGGCCCGGCGAATATCGCCCCGGTGCTCCATGCGTACCGAGGCTATTACCTCCGCTGTGGCCTCTATCAGTACGCGTTCTGTAAGTTCCGTTTTGGTGCGTACCGTTTTGCGTACTTCCTGTTTGCGTACCAGATCGTCAGCCTTTTGCTGAATCCTGGCGTTAAGATCACGGGACCAGTCATCACGCTTTGCACGCTTGCGGATAGCACCTTCACTAATACCATGATGTGACGCAATTTCACGTAGGGACATCACTCCGGCCCGGTATGCCGTCTCGATGGCCTCCCAGTCCGGTTTTGCCATATCTGATCACCTGCCTGTTTGTCATTATCGCAGACACTCAGGGAATGCCTGCTGTAATGCTTACTTACGTAACCGTTCCAGTAAATCCTTCTCAAATATCCCGGTACTTTTACACTCAACCGGTTTCACCTTATCGTTACCGTCGGCAGTATCCAGTCCGGCAGAGCCTGTCACCATTACCGAAACATTACTGCCTTCACCGGCACTCCAGACCTGCGCGACGATACGGTAATGCTCCTGGATATTTTGTGTCTGCGGTAACAGTGAACAGTCCAGATACAACGAACTCAGTTCCGGGTCATCTCCTCTACCGGCGATAATCCCTGTGGTCTGGTCGTTAACACTGGCTGTGATGGCCTTCTCCCTGAAATACAGCGCCACGGCATTCAACAACTCATCCGGTTTACGGTTACCAATGAATGAGGTTGATATCTGTTCGCTCATCCCTGGCTGCTGCCCGGACTGGCTGTCCTGCTGTTGCTGCCCGCCCGTTTTAACCGGACCATACACGGTAATACAGCCGCCAAGACAAAGTGCGGCAGCGGTGGCTAATATACGGCGCATAGTCATTACCGATAATAAAGCGTTGTACACCCGGCGAGGGACACACATACCAGGGCCAGTACGAATAATTTTGCCTTCATTAATTTTCCTTGTTATCAGGTTTCAGTTCTGCCCGGTCACTTTGTCCCAGGTACGTTCGCATGTGCTTCCGGCGACATAACGCTCATCAGCCTCTTTTGCGAACTTTCCCGCCAGATCGTCAGCTTCGCCAAGCAACTTGGCGAGCAGTATTCCGGTCTCGGCTTTTGCCTGGCTTGCTGCGGCAAGAGCGGAAAGCCTGCCGGTTTCACTTCCTGCAAGTTGCCGTTGTACTGCTGCGAGCTGCTGTTGCAGCCCACCGCGAGCACGCTCAGCAGCATCAGCATCGGCCTGTATTTTTGCCAGTTCTTCATCGGCTCTTTTCCGTTCTTCATCTGCGGCGTGCTGGCGACGCTGTTCTTTCGCTCGTTCGGTTACTTCACGCTGCAATGCAGCGGTCGCATCGGTAAGGTCTCGTTGCGCCCACTGGTATTTCCAGGATGTATCCGCTTTCTGATAACCTCGTGAATAACACCAGTACGCTGCCGCACATAACAAAAAAGCCACCAGCAGTATTTCTGCTAATGGCTTCCAGATTTTTTTAAGCAATACAGGTAACAGATTCATACCAACACCGATTTTGCTTTTTCAAAGCGCTCTCGCCGATCTCCGATGCCGTTCTGCCCTCCGTTTATTATCTGTGTAACGCGTACCATGTCGCCGGAATATTTCAGACACCCTTTAGTCGCGAAGAACCACGCTGCACTACGGGCAGCATACGTATCCTGTGCCAGTAGATCCGGATGGGAAACGAGCTCAGTTTTGATCCCGTTACCGCAATCACGGTAGTTGTTCAGACCTGTGATCTGAATAAGCCCACGCCCACGGTAGTTCCAGCCGTCGCCAGGCCCGTTGTTACCCATTCGCTTGCTGTATACCAGATTAGCTATTGCACGCTGTCGCTCGAGCGGAAGCGCCTTCTCACAGGCTTTTCGCCCAAGAGTACTGGCCTGATCTGGAGTGATTCTCCCGGCGCGGATGAATCCGGTCAGCCCGGCGATACTGTAGTTGAAGCTCTCCACCAGCCTTGTAAAACCAGCGCTTTCATGTCCCGCCTGAGCAATGAACATGGCCTGATCCAGTGGAGCAGTAATACCGAATTCGCTCATTGCCGCCGTAATATGTGGATACCAGCGCGCAGCCAGTTCGGCGCTGATACCAGCCGCCTGCTGAAATTGTTGTTGATTCATCAGTGCCTCAGTGCATCGACCAGACGCGCCACATTACCGCGAGCCCACAGCACAGCGGCGCAGATAAGGATATTCACCATCACCACCAGCCAGTGGGATGATTCATATAAACCAAAAACAAACCGGAAAGGGACGCTGGCATATACCAGCACCATGACATAGGCCAGTAACGAAATCAGGGGACGGTGTGTCGCATCACCGCGTCGGTAAAACATCAGAACGATGACTATCACCCCACAAATTACGGCATTCAGAACTGCAGAAGGGTCATTTGCTACCATTTGATCCCCCTCCCCTGATACGAGAAAGAATACTGAACAGGCTGTTCAGATCCTGACTGTTAAGAAAAGTGAGAAACTTTATACACATTGCAGAAATAATCACTGCGCCAAGTGCATCCAGTGGTTTTTCATAATGCGTTATTGCCGCAAGCTTAGTACCTATCAACCCGGCGCCAAGCACTCCCACAATAAATGATGTAATAAAATAAGCGACCAGCCTGATGCGTCCGATGTTGGTTGCCGTGGCGACATAAAACACCGCGCCGGCAAAAGCACCGAATACCACACCATAATCGGTTCCGGTTGCCAGACCGAATACACTGGCCCCCATTAATCCACCAGCCAACACTGTCGCACTGGATACAGGTTCGGACATTCATCCCCCTCTGGTTATGTGGGTCCTCTCAGTTATGAGGGGAAATAAAAAAGGCTGCCTGATGGCAGCCCTGATAAGGTTTAAGTCATTTAAACTGGCGGCTGTAACGGCCCAGACAGTACTTCTGCTTCACCGTTATGGCAGATATCATCACCCCTTGTCAGATGCCAGACACCGACAATAAGCTGTCCTGATTCCAGATCGTCAACTGTGTCATTCGTATAGTATGCCACCTGAGCAACACCGTTATGCTGAATCCAGTAATACCCTTCTTTCATTCACACCTCCGCAAGACTAAGCAAATAGTATAAGGCGAAGCAGAAAATGCCGCGGTGCAAGAAACCACAACTCAAATCCTGTTGTACAGGCTGCTCTTTCCAGTCATAGCCTCACCACCGATAGCTCGGATGGCGCAGTGTGAAGTAGGAAGGCCGCCCGGTGGATTAACAACAAAACTCAGAGGGATTATTCCGGACGGCACAAACAGAAAAGCCCCGGCAATCACCGAGGCTTAAATTGTTGCCGGTTACCGCTCCGGCGCGATCAGCAAAAGCTATCGCGGTATCAGATTGTGGTCCTGCCTGTGTGAGCTTTGCGGTCGGCTGGAACATGTAGACTCCGCATCACTCCCCGCACTTTGTCTTATTGGCGTCGGGAATCCATAAAAGAAAACCCCGCCGAGGCGAGGTTCTTAATTCTTGTAACGTCACAGGCATAATAACCCATCGTTGGAATCAGGTTAGCCATTTTCCGTTAAGTTTGCAATAGCTAAATTATTTTGGTCATCGAGTCACGTTTCCCAGAACCTTTTCTGCATACGATTCCTCAATATGGCAATGCTCCACCAGCCGATCGAAAAACAGTTTATAGTTGTACCGCCATACCATTTCCGTTACTCCTAGTGCTTTAAAAATCTCGGTATCTTTGAGACGTGGGTAGCCTCTTCCCTTGCATCTTGGGCATTTTTTATAAACCGGCACGCCCTGCAACTCAGATTTTTTCTTATCGAGAATTTCTCCGCGTCCCCGGCAACGACATTCATTTTTCACATGGCCTTTGCCATCACACGCCTTACACACTACGCGTACCTGCTCACGAACTGATTTCCACACCTCCCAGTCGGACGGAGAAATACCTTTCGTATCTTTTACCCATTTTGGTGGCTTACCATCTGGGTAGGTAACCTTGTTCGTGAAAACCTCAGCATCAATTAATTTAGCACCATGACAGTTACTGCACGTCACCAGGCTGGCCGCGCTGAGGGAATAATCGCGAAATACATAACGCGCCATAGTGTCGAGAAATTTTGAACGCTTACCCTCTTCCATTTTCCGTAATGCCCCATGCCGTTCTGCACGCTGCTCTGCTAATAGCCTGATATAGGCGATGATATTTTCAGAAGATAAAACCCCAGCTTTTGCAAGATACAATTCAATACCCACTGCGGCTTTTGCAGTAAGTAGCCCGAGTGATGCCATTACGTCAGTAATAGTCAGCGTATCAGACGTTATTCCGCATGGTACTGCGCCGGGCATCATGGATTTAGGTGAAAAATATTTCGGTAAGGACTCAAGATTCATTTCGATGCTCCCGTTTTGCTTCAATGCGGACGTAATTACGAAGAATGCGGTATGCCACAGGAAAAGATCCCCGGTATCGATAAATTCGGAGACGCAACCAGCGCATGCGGAGTATCTCGATCAGTTCTGGTTTCATGCTGCATGTTCCTGCCGACGTGCGCGGCGCTTCTCCAGCGCCCAGGCTTTGCGGGTGAATATGGATTTGATGCGTTTCAGGTACGGGATATCGAAACGACGTGGCGCATTGTCAGATTCAAGACGCTCCACCCTTTCCAAGCCTATACGCCTGATGAGGCGTATTCGGTATTCGACCGCATTACCGCTTAACTGCCGGTTGCAGCGCGTGCAGGCCGAATGAACGTTGAATACGTTGAATTTGAGATGTGAGGCGGCACCGCGCGAGCGGTAATGGCTTGCATCGATGGCGCTTCCGGTCAGGAAATTGCTTTTACCAACCAGCGGCGCATCGCAGCTAATGCAGGGGTTACCTTCATCCCGTATCCTGATGTAACGGTTAAAGGCGGCCTGCGCCTCTTTATCCCACTGAGCTTTAGTTTTGAACGACTCACGCTTAGCCTGGCGGCGCTGGCGTTCGGCTTTATCCGCCTGGTGTTTCTCCCTGATACGCCTGGCTGCGGCTTTAATCTTTTCTTTGGCACGCAGTTCCAGGGCATAGATAGCGCCATGTTCAGGACAGCACCAGACAACGTTGCTGTAAGCAGGATGAAACCATTCCCGGCAAACTTTGCACTTACGGCGCGGTAATTTAGCCATGTTCACCCCCAGACCTTTTGGCGTAAGGATTTTGGCGTCCGCACCCGGTGTGCATATTCAGGTAATTTCGCGCTGACAGTCCAGGTAATGAAGTCAGGGTTCAGGCTCTTTTCTGTCCTTACGCCCCGCTTCTGATAATCCGATACCAGCGTGTCGGCCTGCTCGGTTGTGCAGTCGTGATGATGGAACCAGGAGTATTTCATCGCCATCACCCCGCAAAGCTCATGAGCTGGGCGGCGGCGTTCTCGGCCTCGCGCTGAGTACGAAATGTACGTGATAAAATCCACCGCCAGATCACATCAAGCGCGGATTTATACAACTGCTGAAATTCGACCTCATCCATGCTGGAAAAAGCGATGCTGCGGGGATGTTTGCGAAGGGTGCCGTCCGGTAACTGGATGGCGTCATAGTGACCAGCCTCAACCGTCACCCATGCGCGGTAGGCATCGAATGATTTACACAGGCTAATCCCGTTTGTTACCCGGCGGTTTGCAATCTGTTCCAGATACTGTTCAGCCGCATCCAGTAATGCGCTTTCATTCCCGCCATATGCAGCGAGAAACTTTGCATAACCGTTTACCAGTTTGCGCTCATTGGCAGAAATGGCGCCGCCGGTGGGTTCCCAGTATTCAAACCCAAGATTAAGCAACGCGAAAAAGCGGCGATGGAATGCAGGATTCCTCACCTGGCGGAACTCAGCCACCAGCACGGCACCGAGTTTAATTTTTGATTGCAGAATTTCGCTGGTCTCCGGCGTAGCGGGGATCAGAATTCCAGATGACTGCTTGATGAGTTGTAATTCGTGCGCCATGGTGTTCTCCGTGGCGCAGCAGGTGCAGGTTGTTCAGGCCTACATTTGAAGTGTATCAAAGCAACGGGTAATTCGATAGCCTGCCTTTTCTAACATTTGCGTAAATAATGTTGGAGTTCCAACTATGTCATCAGGGTGAAGGGGAACAAAAGATATCTCGTCACCACGACGATACATCAGGGCGCGTCCGCTATCCGGAATACTACCGAACCTTGCCACTACACAATGATCGTAACAACGTATAACCGCATACCCTGATTCTGGTAAGTCTTCTAACATGTAACCCCCCGTCACACTGACTTTATTTCTGGAAACGTCTGCGACTCCACGATGCTTAATATGCATAAAACCAGTCGTCAGCGCTTTCCCACGTTTCCTGCAGAATGCTCTGTATACGTTTTTTATCGCCATCAGCAGCACCGACGATACTCAGACCATCCTGACTGCCTCGACGGATGGTTAAGTTGCAGTTTTCATACTGATTCTGGAGACGGGTAATTAATTCTTTTTCAAGCGCAGGAACGGCACCTTCCGGAAGCTGTTTTGTCCGGCTGATAACAAGTTCAATTCTCATAATTCCCTCTACATTTAACTACTGTATATAAACACAGTATACCTGTTAGAAAGAATATTCAAGAGGTGAATAGCACTTTTTGCAAAAGCTAGCATGTTGTTTCATATCAGATTTTAGGCGAAAAACCCGCCGCAGCGGGTTATGACGCAACACTTCATGCCGGAGTTTTCCGGTCCGTCTTGTTGTGAACCTCCCAGAGACTAATGCCACAACTGAACACAAACTCAGCCAGATAATTTAAGCCGGACCATTCCCGGATGCCGCCGCGCGCCGCTTCCACAAATACAGCGATATCCTGATCACGCCACACTCCAAACAGGCGCCAGCCGCCACTGTCAGTCTTAACGGCTGCTATACGCGTCAGAACACCAGTCTGGTACAGGTCAGTGAACGCAGGTTTCTTCCTGGTTATTATTCGCATATCTACAAACCTAAGAAATGTTGATTACAAATCACTGATTCGTATTTTTTGATTTTTCACTAATGCCGATCACAGGACCGGCATGTAGATACGGGACATTAGCTCTGCTCTGGTTCTGGTGCTGCTGGCAGCGGCATCCAGTGCGTAACCAAGATATGCTCAATGCAGTTCATCTGATTGCCGCCTCGCATGTCAAAAAATAGTCCAGAATGCTCATCAAAATATGAAACATAACGATATCCCAACTTGTTATGAACAATTACTTCTTGCTCGTCTTCTGGCATCCGCTCACTACAGCTTATCCAACCATCCGGAATTACCGGCGCTGACTGCTCTTTAATATGCAGTCGTGGCTCACCGTCTTTCGGTTCAGGCCATTCGCGCTTCTTGTTCACCGCCAGCTTTTCCACCATCGCCAGGGCAATCTGCTCGTCAGTAATACCAGCGCGGCGTTGTGCATCCCATAACAGGAATTGCATATCAGCCCACTCAAGCGGATCTGATGGGTCTGCGGCGGCCTCGAGCGCTTCTTTTGAGAGGTGTTTCAGTGGCCCCACTGGACCGACATCGCCGAACGTCTTATCTGACCACTCGGCGTGCTCACGGCGAATACGTTCGCGTTCTGGCACTGGCGGGGTGGTGTAGAGCGGTATATACACGGCAACATCATCAGCAGCATTTGGCTGCTGCTCTAACGTCACGCATGTGCCGGAAAATTTATTCAGATATCGCACAGGCTCAGCGGTAAGCGCTGCCAACGCTATACGCGCCAGTTCGCGCAGGTTTTCGCTATACGGTGACGTGTTATCACGACTGATTACGTGGTTCGCCGTATCAATTAAAATCTGTTTTTGCTGTTCTCTGGTAATAGTGGTCATGGGTTAGCCCTCAGCCTGCCGTGCTTTCAACTTGGTTAGGGAATGTCAGGTACTCATTAAAGGCCGCTCCGATACGCATCGCGGCGGGGATAAATTCGCTTTTCCCCTTATCTACTTCATCAAAAATTTCGTCATAGCGCGTCACATCAAATAGCGATACTTCACAATCGCCAGTCGTCGCAAACGCGATCCGATTTGAGGGACACTCCGCCAGTAGCTTATTGAGTTTCTTTACCCAGGCTTTTTCCTGTTTCGTCAAAGTAGCCATATCACTCCCCCTTAACCTTGATGCCAGCGGTGCGTATTTCGTGTATCGCATTGTCATTACCAGCACACCAACCCTCGGCATAATCCCGGCTGAATCCGCTCATGTGCATGACTTCTCCAACGCTGAGTTTTGACAGGTTGACCTCCCGCGCCTCCAGTTCTGCTATGCGCTGCTGGGCTTCATGGTACGCATCAAGCAGTATGTCGAAACAATTGCCGTCGTTCAGTATTTGGGCCAGTTCAGGTTTCCACGCTACGCAGTCATCATCCGGGTCTTGCATGTTGTAGACGTAAGTATCAAAGGCACCCATAAAGCGCCCGAATCCACCTTTGTCGTCTACCAGCACTTGCCAGGAGCGGAGAAGGAACAGTTTTTGGTCACGATCTAAATCTGTCCGGGATAGCTCATCGGCGATAATGCTGATCTCACTACCGTGCCAGCGAGCATCATTACGTTGCGCCGCATGAAACAGCTTCCAGAAATACTCAGTTTCTTCCTGGTTCGGGCGGCATTGCTTCAATGTATGGACTGTCATGCTGCACCTCCAAAAATCCATTGGTTACCTGCGTGCGCCTGGAATTTGCAGGACGTATCAGGCATAACCAACTCATGAACCACTTCGCCTGTTTCAACAAAGTAGTAGTTGCTGTCTGTAACGTTGTTGATGAAGAATGCCTCACGCTCGCGCCATGACATCTCACCGAGAATACGCTGCACCTTTTTGGTGATTGGTCGGTAATCAGGTTCTATGCCAGCCAGTTTTGCCGCCGCGTAGTTGTGGTGGCCATCCATCAGGATGGTGTATTGCTGCCCACGCAGAACTATCGGGTAAACAGATACGATAAAACGCTTAAATCTTGCCGCTCTGTCGTTTACCTTTGCCTTGTCGAGGTAGCGCTGACTGCTGATAAGCGGACCTTTGATGTTGCTCATTGGCCCTTTATCGGTGATTACTTTTTCAATATCTAATGCAGTTATCATGATCTGACTCCCTTTAGTCCGAATTTGGCCCGAATTTCTGCAATCTTCGCGAGGTTTTGCGCGCGGTTTAGTGGTCTGCCACCAAGAACAGGAAGCTGCTTAACTGGCTCCGGGATCACCTCTCCACGGTTTATCCTGGTAACCATGTGGTTGAGTTCTTCGACTGCCTTGCGGCGCAACTCGGTATCACTAAGAGCGTTAGCTCGCATGTTTGAGTACAGTGTGGTGACAAGCCAGTAATGGGCTTTGGATTCCCATGGATATGATTCTGCATCCGGGTATAAACCACGCGTGCGGCAATACTGGTAAACCATATCGACCAGTTCATTGGCATCAGGAAGCCCGGCAGCAGTTGCCAATTCAGCCTTACACCATGCGACGAACTGGCCTGGAGACGGAAGAAACGGACGTTCCTGACGGCGGGCGACACGCATTCCGGCCGCAACTTGCTCCATGGTGGTGATGTCGTTCTCACGGAAAGCCAGAACCCACTGACGCCGGATTTCGTTCATCTCAGCCTGGCTGCGATTAGCTGTGGTAGCAGGGAACGCTGCCATAAGCTGACTAAACACGTTGTTGATGACCTTAGCAACCTGCTCAACTTGCGGCTTATCGTCATGCTGTTCCGGCATGTTGTTGGCAATACGGCGCATCTGCTCACGGTCAAAATTAACCATCTGCGCAGCAATGTTTTTCATAGCTCCACTCCGTATATCCAGTCAGTGTTATTTAGGTCAAGTTTTGGCTTAGAGGCAGTTGTGCCAGTCTGTTGCTTGTTGCGGTTGATATCGAGTTGAGTCCACTTTTCGCGGAGCTTTGCCGGGCTAATGACGTTGCCAGCCCAGAAGCTGTCATGGCACGCCCAGCGAAACAGCACGCACATGTCGCGATGTGTTCGTCCGTCACATTCACGCATCAGGCGTATATCGTTAGCCCATCCTGCCAGGTTAGGTTTTCTGGCTGATGGAGAAATGGTTTTTATCAGGTCAAACATCCACTCGGCAGCAGTTAGGTCTTCAGCAGTTCCCCACTTGTTGCCTCTCTGAATCGCTGCTTCGGGTTTTAGGACATGAGGTTTCTTTCTTGGCTTGTCAGAGGATTCGTCAGAATTCTCTGACGTAGATCTTTTAATATTGTCTTTTGTTAGTTTGTCTTTTGTGGTTAGCAACTTCTGCTTAGGTGCGTTAGCAACTTCCGCTAAGGTTTTCTTAGCAGGTTTAGCTAATGTTTTGCAGAATCCGTTATTTTTAGTTTGCCACTCGGAAATATGGATATTCATACCAACCCTGCGGCCTTCCTGAATCAGTACCTTCTTCCTGATCAGACTGTTTTTTGCTGTCGAGCAATGGGTATGATGCTTCTGAATCATCTCCTCTAACTGCTCGTTGCTGATCCAGTCCATTTTCTTGTTGTATCCATACGTTTTGCGCCATACGGCCATCAGGATGCACAGCTCAGTCTCCGGCAAACCAGAACACATCACGGCATCCAGAAGTTCATTTGCCAGGCGCGTATAGCCATCATCGAGATCTGCCACGCGCGGCTCCTTAGGTGCCACGTCAGGCACAGGAAAATTGATTACTTCGGCAGTGTTTGCCATAATTACTCCTGTGAATTGATCCAGTTAATTCCACCAGAAAGCCGTTGGTGACCCCTCACCGCGGCTTTCGCCTTTTTGGTTGCTGTCATTTTCAGTCCCACCCCAGCGCATCCGGCCTGGCTCGTTCAGCCTTTAGCCCGGCATCAGCGAGAATCTCTACGGCTGTGAGATAGTTTCTGGATACCAGTACCGCCTCCGGTGGCGCGGCCTGAATCCCAAGAAAAGCCAGCTCTTCCGCCATGTTGCAGAAATATCCCTCAGCTTTACGCCTGCTGACTGTCGACTCGCTGATGCCCATATGCTCGGCGTATGATTTCTGCCCTACTGATGCAAGCCGGTTGAGCAGAACACTCTCTATCTCAATCGGGTTGATTTCTGGTGGGTCTAACTTTCGTGCAATTGCGTTCTCCATGGGTAAATATCCTCTATGGTTATTTGGCTGATGCCTCTTGGCTTGGTAAGCCATCGGTTGGGTTTGGGTAGAGATCAGGACGCAGTTCGTGTGGGGTGACTTTCCAGTCAATAGCTCTTGCCACTCGAACTACAAGTTCGCCGGGAACTTTGTTTTTAAACCAGCCGTTAACGGTCTGAGCACGGCGACCAAGTCGGCGTCCCAACTCAGCCTGGCTACACACGGAAAGGATCTTGCGTTGAACAGTTACTTTCATTGGTCGGTCTCATTGAGTGAAGATACAACCAATTATTCAAATTTAATCGATACTGTCAAATTATTTCGATAGCCATACCTACAGAAAAAATCTGTATAATGAAACCATGTAATTGTGCGAGAACGAAAAATGAACTTTGGAGAGCGTTTACAAAGAGTGCTTAATGAGACTGGGATCACCCAATCTGAGTTAGGTCGTAGAGTCGGCGCTACCTCTCAATCAGTTAATGGTTGGTGTCAGTCCGGCATTCTTCCCCGAAAAGATATCTTAGAGTTGTTACCTAAGGCCACAGGTAAGCCGTTGTATTGGTTCTTCATGGAGGATGATGAGGAATCGGATGTGCCTGAACGTCTAACACAAGGTGGTCCAACAGATCTCAATGACCGACAAAAGCGGCTCTTAGAAATATTTGATCAGCTACCGACTGTTGAACAAGACCGTTTTATTGAGCTGGCAGGCACCAGACTTCAAGAACTAGACGATTTCATGGCTGAATACCAAAGACGCAGAAAAATCGAGCCTCCTTCTCGCTAAACCAGCTTTAAAACTACTAACCGCCTTAACTGGCGGTTTTTTTATGTCATTAATTCACCCACATCTCGCTTTCTTAATCTTCCCTGTAAAATTAATCATCAAATTTAATTGACATGTATCGATTGAATCGATAATACTTAACCTATCAAACGCAGCAACGAGTCATCAAGGCAGGACGCCCACGAAGTAGCCGCCCGGGGCATACGAAGACCGGGATGAGATGGCAAGGTTAACGTGCAGCAGGTGATAAACGTTCCGCTGGCCGGCGATAAGGCAAACGAGGGAAGTCATGGAAATCATCGATAAAAAATACAACAGCAAAGAAGAGACTACTGCATTTCACCTGAAATCCAGTGGCAAAATTGTCTCACGCCTGCTTTCAACAAAGCTTGATCGTGATGATTGGGAGATCATCCATAACCTATTGCATTTCGTTTACAGCCAAGGTGTCGAGGCAGGCAGTAAAAGCCGCGCAAAAGAAATACGGATAGCTCTTGGATTAGAAGATGATTGATTTCGCACGTAAGCCAGCACGCATCCAAGCCATCAAACTTAGCTATTTCGGAGTGAGGTTACGCCGCCTCTGCTACCTGCTGGCGCAGAAAGGAGATCCGGATGCTTAAACAATGCGGTTACTGCCGCAAATCCATTGATGAAGGCAAAGAAGTAAAAAACACCCTTCTCTATCTCAACGGCTCGCAACTGGCGCGCAAAGAAAAGGAATATTGTTCCAGGCAGTGCGCTGAATACGACCAGATGGCGCACGAAAGTTAAATAGTAGTTCCGAAATATGAAATGAAAAATTCGCCATTAATTTGGCGTGGCTTCCTACACCCTGAATTTAAGACTGGAGAACTTATGGAAATCTTAAAAATCGAAATGAACCTGAAAGCAGTTAATAAGAGCATTGCTTTATTCAATTGCGAAAAGAAAGTCTCAGGCGTTATTCACTCAAATTCAACTGGCGAAACTACTGTGATTCTCGACGGTGGATATGTACTCGGAAAGTTCGACTGTCCTCATTGTGCTGTAGAAGCCATTTCGCTGCTCACAGTCAAGGTAAGTGATGGAGAACAAGCAGGGTTTGGTAATTACCGAAGCTACAAGCTTGATTACTCAGAAAAATTTTATCAGACCATCCATTAAGAAAACGCCCACCGAAGCGGGCGTGCCCTGTCCGGTCCAACCGACCAAAGCGAACCGGACCTAACAACCAGATATATCGGGGTGCTGTTAAGGCACCTCCATTCTACACGAATTGAGGACAAAACAATGAGTGGAACTAATCCTGTATTTTTAGTCCGCAAAGCAAAGAAATCATCAGGCCAGAAAGACGCTGTACTCTGGTGCAGTGATGATTTTGAAGCGGCAAATGCAACACTGGATTATCTTCTGATTAAATCCGGTGCGAAGCTGAAAGATTACTTCAAAGCTGTCGCTACTAATTTCCCTGTCGTTAACGAGCTGCCGCCGGAAGGCGAACTGAGCCTCACTTTCTGCGATTACTATCAACTCGCTAAAGACAATATGACCTGGACGCAAATCCCCGGCGTCACCCTGTCATCATCTGAAGCCGCCGCCGCGGCGCGCCAGCATATCGTCGATGGTGTTGATACCGAAACAGGCGAAGTGCTGGAAGACCACACCGAAAATTTTGGTAACGAAAGCAACAGCCCTGACCAGGCAACAGCCCCAGCCCCCGAGCTGACTGTTGTCGCAACTATGCCTCTCCGTCACCGCGTTCTTGCTCAGTACATAGGTGAAGGTGAGTATCTTTATCACGTCGACGCCTCCCAGAAAAAAGAAATTCTGCGTCTCGAAATGGACACCGATAATTCATATGTCCAGAACCTGCTGCTTGCCGCCGAGAATGTTGAAGCGTTCAAGAAAGCCATTGAACACGATGTTCATAAGGTAGTTAATGCCATCAAAAAAGTATTCCCTGTCGATGGAAAAACTCCTGAACTGGCGACTGTTATCCTGTTCCTTAAAACATGGTTCGAGACGGAGCATATCGATCGCTGTTTGCTCGTTAAGGAGTGGGCAAAAGGCAACCGTGTATCGGCTATTCAGCGCACTGAAAGCGGCGCCAATGCTGGCGGTGGCAATAAGACTGACCGTAACCCTGATTACGAACACACTCTCGATACTCTTGACGTAGAGATTGCAATGGCCACTTTGCCTATGGACTTTAATATCTATAAGCTACCTGGCAGTGTTTACCGTCGCGCAAAAGAAATCGTAAAGAAAAAGGAAAGTCCGTTCAAAGAATGGTCCGCAGCACTTCGCGCAACGCCCGGTATCCTGGATTATTCCCGCGCCGCTATTTTCGCGCTGATCCGAAGCGCACACCCTGAGTTTTATCACTACCCCGGACGCCTTCAGGGGTATATCAACGCCAACTTAACGGAGACTGATCACGAGAACCCCACCGAGGAAGCTCTCACGGCTGCCCGACACACTCCGGAAAAAGACGCAGTAGAAGAAGCCAACCGACAGCTTGCCGCCGCACGCGGTGAATACGTCGAGGGCATCAGCGACCCGAACGACCCAAAATGGGTGAAAACCGAGACAAGCCAGCCGACCACCGAACCTGAACTGGTTAAAAATGTTGGCAACGGTATTTTCGACGTGTCCGCTTTAATGCAGAACTCATCAACTCATGGCACAGAAACGAATCCGGAGATCACCAGCAATGTGCAGGTTCAAGAAGCTGACAGTGATGAAAAACAGGCTGGTGATGCGGTGCAGGCAGGCGAAGGCGATCTGGGTACTGGTAAAGAAGCAGTTACCGTAGAGAACCAGAATCAGGCTGAAACGCACCAGAACAACGATTCTGTGAGCCAATCTGAACCTGAGGCGCAACAAAATGTACCGGAATCGCAACAAGAAGAGCCAGAAGCAGCCTGGCCGGAATACTTCGAGCCGGGCCGCTATGAAGGTGTACCAAACGAGGTTTACCACGCCGCCAACGGGATCAGCTCAACTCAGGTGAAAGATGCTCGCGTGTCGCTGATGTACTTTAACGCGCGTCACGTAGAGAAGACTATCGTCAAAGAGCGCTCCCCAGTACTTGACATGGGCAACCTGGTACATGCTCTGGCTCTACAGCCGGAAAACCTCGAAGCGGAGTTCAGCGTAGAGCCTGAGATCCCTGAGGGTGCTTTCACCACCACCGCCACCCTGCGCGAGTTCATCGACGCGCACAACGCCAGCCTGCCAGCACTGCTGAGTGCTGACGATATCAAAGCGCTGCTGGAGGAGTACAACGCCACCCTGTCCGCTCCAGTACCGCTGGGTGCCAGTCTGGAAGAAACAGGGCAAAGCTACATAGCGCTACCTGCTGAATACCAGCGCATTGAAGCAGACCAGAAACAGACAGCCGCAGCCATGAAGGCCTGTATCAAAGAATACAACGCCACCCTGCCTACGCCGGTTAAAACGAGCGGTAGCCGTGACGCACTTCTGGAGCAACTGGCAATAATCAACCCTGACCTGGTCGCTCAGGAAGCGCAAAAATCGTCGCCGTTGAAAGTATCTGGCACGAAGGCCGATCTGATTCAGGCCGTGAAATCAGTCAACCCGGCAGCGGTATTCGCCGACGAATTGCTGGATGCGTGGCGGGAGAACACCGAAGGGAAAGTGCTGGTCACCCGCCAACAGCTCAGCACCGCGCTGAACATTCAAAAAGCCCTGCTGGAGCACCCGACCGCCGGCAAATTGCTGACTCACCCAAGCCGCGCTGTCGAGGTTAGCTATTTTGGGATTGATGAGGAAACCGGGTTGGAAGTTCGGGTACGCCCTGACCTTGAGATCGATATGGGCGGCCTGCGCATTGGCGCCGACCTGAAAACTATCAGCATGTGGAACATCAAGCAGGAAGGCCTGCGTGCGAAGTTGCACCGGGAAATCATCGATCGGGACTATCACCTGAGCGCGGCCATGTACTGCGAAACTGCGGCGCTGGACCAGTTTTTCTGGATTTTCGTCAACAAAGACGAGAACTACCACTGGGTCGCCATCATTGAGGCGTCTACCGAGTTGCTGGAACTTGGCATGCTGGAATACCGCAAAACAATGCGAGCGATAGCAAACGGCTTCGACACTGGTGAATGGCCAGCGCCTATCACAGAAGACTACACCGACGAACTGAACGATTTTGATATGCGCCGCCTTGAAGCGTTGCGCGTACAGGCATAAGGGGAAAATCATGGAAAACACAAATATTGTTACCACTGAGCAGCAGGCACCAAACACCATTTCTGCCAGTAACGCAATTTTTAACGTTCAGGCACTGGGTCAGTTAACAGCTTTCGCTAACCTGATGGCAGACTCACAGGTGACGGTACCGGCACACCTTGCAGGGAAACCAGCCGACTGTATGGCTATCGTCATGCAGGCTATGCAATGGGGTATGAATCCTTACGCTGTGGCGCAGAAAACACACCTGGTTAACGGTGTTCTTGGTTACGAGGCACAACTGGTCAACGCAGTAATTGCAAGCTCCAGTGCCATTCATGGCCGTTTTCATTACCGCTATGGGGGTGACTGGGAGCGCTGCACCAGGACACAGGAAATCACACGCGATAAAAACGGTAAAAATGGGAAGTACACCGTCACTGAGCGCGTTCGGGGCTGGACGGATGAGGACGAGATCGGCCTGTTCGTTCAGGTTGGTGCCATTCTGCGAGGTGAATCTGAAATCACCTGGGGAGAACCTCTTTACCTCTCCGGCGTTGTTACCCGCAATTCTCCGCTATGGGTTTCAAACCCTAAACAGCAAATTGCTTATCTGGGCGTTAAATATTGGGCTCGCCTGTACTGCCCGGAAGTGATCCTCGGCGTGTACAGCCCTGATGAGGTTGAGCAACGAGAAGAACGCGAGATTAACCCTGCTCCAGTCCAGCGCATGAGCGTACAGGAAATCACCAGCGAGGTTAGCACCAGGACCAGCGCGCAGGAGTCGGCAGCTAACGTTGATGCTGTTGCCGACGATCTTCGCGAACGCATTGATACAGCAAGTTCCGTTGATCAGGCAAAAGCAATCCGTGCGGATATCGAATCACAGAAAGCGTTGCTGGGTACTGCGCTGTTCACCGAATTAAAAAACAAAGCAGTGAAGCGCTATTACCAGGTCGATGCACAGAACAAAGTCGAGGCAGTGATCAACTCAATTCCAAACCCTGGCGAACCGGAAGCCGCAGAGATGTTTGCTAAAGCTGAAAGCACGCTTGGCGCTGCTAAACGTCATCTTGGCGACGAACTGCACGATAAGTACCGCGTCACCCTGGACGATATGAAACCGGAATACATCGGCTAATTGCATCGGGAGGGGTTACGCCCTCCCGCCTGAGGAGGTTTTATGCGCCTTATAAATCGCAGTAAGCAATCGCCATTGGGCCGTCGCGCATGTGATGTTGCACTGGCGGCGCATCATGAAAAGTTCGGCGATTACGGCAGACAAAAGCACGTTACCAATTACACCGTTGTAGTGGATGGCGTAAAGGTGCCTGTTGAAGTAGTTAACCGGGCCACCAGCTACGTAGCCACCGCAATGATCGGCGTCCGGAAACTTAGAAATCTGCCAGCACAGGCAAACTGAATATTAGCGATGGCCCGCTGCGGGGCCACTGGAGAAAACGATGAGCAAAAAAATTAGAGACTTTGAATTGATGAGCACCCGCGAAATTTGCTGCCAGCTCAGGATTTCTTCCAGGACGCTGGAGCGTTACCGTAAGCGACCAAGCGACAACAACCCATTCCCGGAGCCTGACTGTTCATATATGGGTGGCTCCAACAAATGGCTTAAAACCAAAGTCAATGAGTGGCAGGTCAGGGAAATGTCACGACCAACACGCCGTCCAATGTCGCATCTGAATCTGCCCCGTGACAACAAAGGTCGACTCATCCGGTCTGACGTGGCGTGA